TCGCAAAGCCCGTTCATTTCTTTGAAAAATAGCTAAACGTCCTGTTTGAGTAAGTGCTTCCGTTCCTGGCCCTATCATTGCGCCAAGTTGAATACGTAGTTCACGCATGGCTATAGGAGTCATGCTAACAGTTTGTCCTGCATTAAGAAAAGGTCTAACAAGCTCTCCTCCTGTAGGAGTTAAGTAACCACGGTGATATACTCGACCGCGAGAATCAATGAACACTTGAGTTTTAAAAGATTCTCCTCGTTGTCTATGCCACTTAGCAGTAGCCATTAGACCATAGCCTTGTTCACCACGATTTAAAATCTCATGACGCAGCTCATTGATAGAATCATAGTATTTGCTTTTCCCTCTAGGATCCCGAAAGCGCACAATGTCGTCCATAAAATCAAAAAATTCGCCATCTACTTGGTACTCTGTATTTGAAACATGATTCATCATCTTAGCCATGTCTCGGTCTATTTGTTTAGGGTCATAGTCAGCGAACTTGTCTGCTGAAATAATAGGAACTCCTGTGTCGTTACCTCTAGCATCAAAGAAAGTCTTTTTACCAGCTTTAACATAGAGTCTATCTCTATCGTTAACTACACCAAGTCGTCTTGCTATAACAGTTCTACGTTCTGCTTCTTGTAGCAAAATAAGCTTTTTATCTATTACAGTAACTTCTCTAGAAATAGTATCGGCCCAACCGCCTGTTGCGCGACCCGTTTCTACATCCATAACACCTCTTCGAGTCTTACCTCTAAATTGTACTTTAATGTAGCCGCTTTTAGCCATAAAGTCTAGTATACGAGAACCGTCTTTATGATGAGCTTTTAACGTTCTTTTAAGAGGTAGCACTGTACCAAAATCATCAGTAAACTTTTTACCAATGTTAATAGCTAAAGTATCGTAGTCTGTAGATTGCCCAGAAGAAATTAACTTAGCAATTTTAGTTATGCTTCTTAAAGCCTTATCGTCCATTACTTTTGAAGAAGGAATTTTCTTTCTATTAATAAATTCAAGATCTACAACACCTCGATAGCTTTCTCTTACTGATGCAACATTTTTTGTCCACCAACTATCAGAAGGTTCTTTGTTAAACTTCTTTTTAAAGTCCTTATAACGTTTTCTTAAAGGAACTACTTTGTTTAATAAGTTTTCTTTAAACTCTTTTTTGCTAGGATACTTAGTATAAAGGCTTTGAAAGTAGACCCGCATAGGTGCTCGCCCTGTAAAGTAAAGCTTTCTTGAAAGTTTTTTACCTTCTTTAGCTCTCCAATTATCTATAAAACGTTGATCTTTTAAAAGGTTTTTATTTAAATCATCTAAAGTATAATACTTACCCATGATTTGAACTTGAGGTTTATCTTTAGAAAGATAACTAACAAACATTTCTGAACGTTGCCTAGACCTAACATCTAACAATCTTGAAACGTTTTGTACAGCAAATCTGTTTTCTGCTCTCATAACAGAAGCAAAGTCCCCCCAAGGAACTTTATCTTTAGCATACCTTTGAAATACAACTCTTAAGTTTTCAACAATGACTGTTTGTTGATTTAAAGAAACCTTGTCATTTAAAGACGAAGCCATGTTTTCAATAAAGTCTTTTTGTTGAAGAGTAAGATCTTTAGCGTTACGCATAAAGTCAAGTCGCTCTTGATAAAGATTAAAATCAGGATCGTAAATGTTATTATTTTTAATTTCACCTGTTAAGGGGTCTGCTGAAAAGTTTCTTTCATCAAATTGATTTCCAACTCTTCTTCGAGAAGCAGCCTTACCTTGTAAACTAGTTCCTTTATAGTCAGTAAGAGACATAGTTTTGTTAAAGTCATCTGAGTCTAACAAAAGCATATTTCTTAAATCGTCTCTATATTTTGGATTATTTAGTAAAGAGTTAGGAGTCTTTGAATCTACAGACACCCCTTCAGACTTTATTTTTTGTCGAGGCTTAAATACTGTGGTAGCTGCTGTAGCTCTGGCTCTTAATGCTTGTATGCTTAGTGCTTTCCCTTTAGGAGTAACAAACTCGTCAGCTTTTAACTTGCCTTGTCTGAATAAGTTAGCTGCGTCTTCTGACCCTAACATTTTAGTTTGAACGTCCATAGACTGAGTTTTTAACCATGTGCCAAAATCTTTAGTCTTAGGAGGAAGCCCATTTAGCTTTTGGGGGTCTTTCTTTTTAAGCGCAGAAACGTTAACACGTTTTGACGGACTCTCTTGCAGTAGTTCTTCCTTAGATTTAAGAACTGGTACCATAGAGGAACGACAATTCCAGTGAAGGGGAGGTTCATAGCTCCTGTCTCCTATGTCATAAATTTTTCCGTTGTGATGAGTACAAATTGGGCTAGTTCTAGAGTCTAGAATAGCGGTAAACATGTAACCCTTAATTATATCTTTGTTTTCTTCTGCAACTTTGTGTACAGCAGCAGTTTGAGTTGAAGTAATAGCGGTACGAGTTAGAGTTCTTGCTTGATGTTCGGTTAACTTTGTAGTTTTTATTACATCAGCAATAATAGCGGTTTTACCAGAACCTTTAGCAAGCCCTGCTTTCACTTTAGACTGAATACGTACTAACTCTCCAGCAGAGATATTAGAAATATTCTTAGTGATACTTCGAGTACCTTTGATATTTGGTCCAGCAATTTCGCCAAGAAGTTCTTTAGTTTTTGGCCTTTGGACTTTATACCAGTCTTTTACTTCTTTGTATAAGTTATTTGTAGAAAAGTCTAACTGAGAAGTTGAAAATTCTTTTAAACTTGTATTATTGTGGACGGAAAGTTCTTTACCAAATCTATTCATTTCTTTCTGAAGATCGGCTCTAACATTTCCTCTTAATAACGTTTTTAAATTTTTTCTATGTCTTTTTAAAATCCTGCGATTTTGAAGTTGAACACCTTCTTCATACAGCCGTACGTCTCCCATGTGGTCAACAATACGATCAAAAATTTTATCATTGTAGTTCATCTAGTCCACCATTGTAGAGTTAGAGAGGGTGTGACTTACTATTAGACCAAGCCCAAAGAAGGCAGTTACCAATGTTATATTTTGGACCACACTTCTTTGGGTGATGATTTAATCTAAGACACTTATACCATGCTATAAAGCTTTTATAACGTAGCAAGTTATTCTATTTCCATTTGATCATCAGGGGTTTCTTGAGTTAAAGGGTCTGTTTGAATAGACTGAATTGCTTCTTCATCATCATAGTCAGAAGGAATAAAGTCATTGTATTTAGCAACAGACACAAAAGTTTCTCTTGGAATAAGCCCTGACTGATACCATTCAGTAACTAAGCGCATAGCACCTTCGCCGCCAACAACTGGTGCAAAGTCTGCCGATAAAGTAAACTCGACATCATTTCCTGAGTAAGTTGAACCATACTTCCAGTTAAGCATAAAAGAAATTACTTCTCTCATAATATGAGACACTTTAGCGTTAAGAGTACCTAGCTGCGCTGTTTGAGAAGCGTTTCGGATTTCTAAAGCAATGCCTGACTGTGCTGTTTCAGGGGAAAGCATTCGAATTCCCATTTTAGCCATTTCTTCTACGGTTTTTGTAATAGCAGTGTCCATGTCAGCGAGGGCTGCAGTAGGAGTTTCAAGAACACTTATTGACTCGTCTTTACGTACTCGTAACCACGTACCTAGCCCTGCACCTACTAACTCTTCAAATTCTTCGTCTGTCATGTCAGAAGACACAATAGGAGTATAGGTTGCAGCACCATAAAGCAGGTGGTTTCTGCGAGATACTTTGTTGTACAAAGAAACTTCACGATCAATGAGCGGCATAAGCACTGGCTCAATAGGCTCAATATGACCGTTGAGAGGCCAAGCAGGAATACGCTTAAGACGCTCACCAAACATTTGGGGAGTTACGGTGTCATACTTTTCAAAGTGAGTTTCTGTGCGAATGTCTTTATAGTCTTGAGTTACTTCTCCATTAAGAACTTTAAGTTCTGCGTAAGTATCTTTTTGGCGGTAGTAGTCTAAAACAAGATTACCGCCTTCATCTAAGTAGTGGTCACAAACAGTGTCTACATAGTTAGGATGCCAAGGATTTTCTTCATCAAACTCTTCAGTTAAGTACCGCAGTACTAGCCGAGTAAGAGTTCTTTGGCGAGTAATAGGGTGTACATTTACTTGATAGTTAATTACGTTTTCAGCTTTAATAATTACTGGGTAAGGCGCAACCATGTCACGCTCTTCAGGAGTTAAGGCTTCTTGTTGTTCTTCGGTAAGTTTCGGGTAATCAACTGACACCCAACAGCGCGAGGTCTGAAGTTCTTCCCATAAAGCGGCGTCAAGAAAATTAAAGAGAGAACGACCGTCCAAAGTAAAATTTGTTTCAATCCAGTCTAACGCCTCTTCTGGAAGTTCTTCTGGTAATTTAAGTTGAGATTTTTTCCGTAGCAAAGAACTAATAAGTACTTTACAGTACTGCGCAGTTAACCCTGAAAGTTCTGCTTCGGCTTTATAAAAGTTATACTGTGCTTGGGTCATAGAAGGAGAAAATGGCAACAAAAGATTAGAATAGTCGGTTGCCAGAGTAGTGTCGTGAGCTTTTACATTAGCCTCACCTTGTAAAATTGCTCTTGATTTTTTCCACAAAGGAGTAAGAGAATGATAAGAATCACTAGGATCTGCTACAGACTTCTTAATAGTTTTAGTAGTTGTAATTTTCTGTGCCATAAGGGTTCCTTACCATTTTACTTTGTTTGCCCAATAAGCAGCAGACAATTTTCCTCTAGCAATATTAGTTGCATGACGAGCTTTCCAAGCATTCCGTCTTGCGGCATACTTAGCAGATTCTCCCATTTTCCTTGGGCTACCTTTAGCGCCTTGAGCACCAAAGCGAATTGTTTTTACTTGATCTCCTACTTTAGCAACAACAATGTGAGATTTTGTTGCATGAGCAGGAGTTCTTTTTGGTTTATTATAGCCAGAAACACCTGCTCTTTTTAGTCTAGGATCTGAAGACATTATTACTTCCTTTTCTTAGGCTGAGAAGAGTATTGTTTTCCTGCAGCAGTATCTTTTCTTTTCTTTGCTGTTGATGCTTTGTACTTTTTAGGTGACATAGCAGCAATAGTTTTTGTAGGTAAATATCTTTCACCTGTAGCTTTTGGTCCGCTTACAGAAGGTTTACCAGACTTGGTCCTCCACTTCTGTTTAGTCCACTTAGTCATAGACTTTTGACCTGAATCTTTGCCGCCAGTGTACTTGCCACCACGGTCTTTATAAAGTTTAGCAGCTAGTTGCATAGCTCTAGCAGAGTGTCCACCCATTTTAGCTACAGCATCTTTTTTAGCTTGCTCCCACTTCTTTGGATTAGCTCTACCCATTTATTTCTCCTAAAGTAAAAGGAGTACCTAGAATTAACTAAGTACCCCAAAAGAGGAACGGTCAGCCTGTAGGGATATCATAAGCTGTTCCTCGGTAAACCTATATCATAAGCGATCACTATTTTTAGAAATATTCTTTTTATAAGTTTTGAAGGAAACTTGCAAAGAAAATAAGGCTTACTATACCGCCTAACACGGTTAAGACAATTAAACCAATCCCTACTCTAAACATAATAGTAGAAATTAACTTTTGTCGTCTAGCTTCTTCTGCTGCGCGTTTCTTTCTAGCTGTTGCCTGAAACCTAACCCAGTCATTCCAAAGGTTTGCTCTACCTGACCAAATCATAAATTCTTTTAATTCTTCTTCATTTTTTCGAATAGCTTCTAGTGCAAGAAATTCTTCCATGTCGTTAACCGCTGCAGGATCACTGAAGAGGCTACTTTTCTTTTTCTTTACTTTTTGTTCTAGTTCGGTCTTAGCACCGACAAACTGTGACATTTGATTTGCCACCCTTGCTAAGTCTCCTGTATTTTGTACAGTCTTTTTAATAATAGCAAAGGCAGCGTTAGCAGCGGCAAGTTCTGCCAGCATAGTGACCTCTTTTACTTTCTACTCTAACATTTTGAGTGCTTGCTCAAGGGTCTCCTTATTACGGCGTGTCCAACCTTTTCCAAAAGTTTCAAAAGTCTTTAAACTTTCATAGAACTTTTGTCTTTGAGTGTTAATGCTTTTTATTGTCTTTTCAGTATCGGCTGCATTAACCGCTGCAAGTGTCATCGGGCCAACACCACCGTCAACGGTAGTCTTGATACTTTTTTGCATTGCTTTTACTGGCCTAGCCATTCCAGAGTTTACTCCCCAGTCAAACACAGCCCAGTCAAGGCCGCTTGGTAGTTCGTCACACTTGGCTTTGTCCCAGTAATTTTTTTTGTAAAGTGGCGCAACATCATCATAAGTTATCGCCATCATTTGCGCTTTAGTGTTATTGCGCCCTGTAAATTGATCATAAGTAACTTTTGTTACTCCTAAGTTTGTCATACCACCAGGATCTTTAGGGTGATTTACAAACCCTCCTTCGTGAGATAACAACATTTCTAAACATTTTTTAAAATTTTCTTTCATAAATTTATCCTACTTTTTTCCAAAAAACTTACTTACTGAGCGCATACCGATTGACGCACTAACTATGCCTCCTAAAGCAATTTGATACCACTGAGGCATTACTTCTAAGGCTGCAAACCCTCTTGCTACAATATCATTGCCCCAATCACCACAAAAAGCTAATATAAGAGGAATACTAAATAGTAGCGTAATCCACTCGTCTTTCCAGCTGTTTTCTGTAGCTCTCATGGCTTCAAGATCCCAGTCAATTTCACCAGTAAGCTGTTTCTTTTTTATTTCAGCTTCGGTGAGTTTAATCTGAGTTTTGCCATCAATAATACTTGTAGCTAGCCCAGTAAGGCTACCTATAATTTTACCAATCATTGTTCATGCCCTAACCATACAGCAAAAGCACCGGTCATAGCGCCTGTAACGGTTGCAGTTAAGGCTGTTGCTTGTGAAGTCATAGCTTCGGGGGGAAGGTCCATAAACCAATAAAGCACTGTTACGTACATAAAGGTCATAGCTAACATCATTAGCCTTGGTAAAATTTTCCAGTGAAGAATTCTTTCCATAGTTACTGTCATAAACTTTCCTTTTATTTAAGTTAAAGAAGATTCGTAAATTTCTAAAACTTGTTTTTCTAAATTTTCTCTAGGAGTTTGAAAATTACCGTCTAATTCTAAAACTATACTGTCTACTTTTTTTGAAAAGTGTTCCATACGCTTCCAAATATCTGCTTGAACTGTAATTTTATTACCTATAGAGTTGTGACTTATCGATAAGATTTCGCATATATTCATAATTTAACCTTTATAATGTAAATTTACCAAAGAAAACTTCGTAGTAAGCGTCCCAAACACTCACAGTCGAAATAGAGGAGGGAACATAGGCTCCACTGGGTACTGCACTATTACATCCTCCTTGAAGGGCTACTTGTTTATCCGACTCCCATCTAGAGTTTGAGTGTTTCCAATCTGCATAGACAGAACCTCCGGCTGTAGCCGTAGCGGGAACGTATCTAATATCTAATGTTCTAGTCAACCACTGTTCGCCTTGCCCTGTAAACACTGTTTCAAGAAGAGTAGTTCCATTTAATGACATAGACCCTGCATAAGTTCCAGTAGTAACTCCTGAAGAAGTTGTTGTAACTATATCAGGAATTCCTGATTGAAAAATACCGTAGTCGTCTTGTCGAGGAGCGTCAACTCCACCAAGACCATTCCAAACACTAAGTCTTGCAAGTTTTCCTTGAACTAGCACAAAATCTGCGTTTAATCCTGCTGTTGGAATAGTAGCAATTAATTTGCTTGTAGTTGCCTCTAGTGGCTCTAAACAAGTGCTAAAAAACCACCTATGCACCCATTGGCTATAACAAGCATAGTTTACAGAATCAGCAACATTTGAAGCGTAAAACATTGAATATTCGTTTACTATAGGAAAAGTATGACCTTGGGATGAAGGGGTAATAGGGGGCGAAGTACTCCAATTAGTTCCTCCATAGCTCCCGTTAGTAGATAAAGGAGCGTTCCAAGTAGGGTTATTAACTCCTACAGAAGCCTGATGTATAATATGAGGCATAGGAGTGTCAGTATCAAAAACAGTATCTCCGCTAGAATCTGTTATTTTTATATTATTATTAATTAATTCAAAACTCATATCACCATACCTATTGAATTTCCCAAAGTGTCCCAGTTGGGTATTGTAGTAAACTCATCGCTATCAGCAGCAGTTGCGATTGCTGGGAAACCTTGAGCAGGACTACCAAAAGGAATTACCCAAGCAGTTACTCCACCAAAATCACCACCATAAAGTGGCCAGTTTTTATTTACAGTATCGTTTCCAGTATTGTATTGACCTGCCCAAAATCCTGCTTGGTTGTAAAAGTAGCCTTGAGTCTCAGGGGGGTTCCACATAATATTCCGATCTTCTATTGTATTACCACTTCCAATATAAAATTCATAAGCCCAAAGTTGTCTAGTACTTCCAACAACAAAAGCAGGACCATATCGATTATAATACCCTGCACCTAAACCAGAATAAGCAGGATTAGTTGGAGTTCCATAAACGTAACTAGTGTTATATATTCCGCCGACTCTTGCACCATAAGATCTTCCTGTTAAAAAACTATTAGTTGTTCCATAAAGAGGGGTAACTCCTGATTGAATGTTTTGAGAATTATGTCTATGGCTCCAAGAAAGACCTGTACCAGAAGGATTATAGGCTACATAACCACTGGGCGCAATTATTTTCATATAGCCTCTTTCTGTATCTGCTGTTTTTCCTTTTATAAAATAAAAGTCAGGAGTTCCAGAAGCTCTTCTAAGATACTTATAGTCTGTGTTAAGCCTTCCTGCTCCTGCTGTAAAACTAGTAGCGGTGGCTTGTAATTTATTTAAAGAAGTTGTAGTGTTATTTCCTAAAATTTTAAAAACATAAACAGTGTAAGTTTGAAAAGCAGCGGATAAAGAGTCTTTAACAGTCATCCATTTTTCACGAAGTTTAATTGAAGTTCCATCATTATATGCGCTTACTGACCTTACACTTGCACCACTCATTTGCACAGGGTATCCAGAAGGTATTTGATTATTATTTATTTTTATAATAAAAGGAGAATCAATAGTTCCAGAATGATTTAGTAGTGTCCACTCTTGTTCTCCTGAAGACAAGTTATAGGTTACACCTGAGTATTTTCCACTTGAAACAGCAGGAGTTGCAGCCCTTGCTGGATGATAAATTACAGTAGTTGAAGAGTCTGTGTTCCCTAAATAATTAAGATCACTATGAAAATAAAGATAGTTTAATTTTTGAGCAGCTGTTAAAGGATTAGAAATATTGCTTGGATCATTTCCTGCTGTTTTATAATTTTCAATATTTGTGTTATCTCCGTTATAAATAGCGCATTTAACTTCGGTTGTATTAACAATAAGAATTTTTGAAGTGTTAAGATTAGAAGAAAAACTACTATGAAAATCAACACGGGATCCGTTAGCATGATGAGAAATTGAAAAATCATAGGTAGTAGAATTAGTAGTTTGATTAACTAAGTCTACTCCATCATAAGACAAAGAAAAAGCGTCTGAAGGAAAAATAGGCAACCAACCATATTCACTAGCAGACACTTGAGTTGAAGATAAAGTACCGTTAAAAGTTTCAGTGGTAACGGGGCCAGACCAAAAAGTTTTAGACATTTTTGTTCCTAAGATATGTTACAGACCATTCATCCCAAGCTTCAAAGTTGTCTATACAGCTATATCGGCCTACAAAGTGATGAAGTAATTTACTATCTCCTAAATAAACCCCACAATGATTAGGGGCTTGCTTTTCAAAAGCAGGTTTTCCTACTGCAAAGAAAACAGCGTCTCCCACTTGAGGGTCTAATACAAGCTCCCAGTTATCTTGTAGTTCTTCGTTATGATCAAAATGAGAAATAACAAATTCATCTTGGATATTAGAAAGATTAGCGTCAAAAACTGGTAAAACAATATCATAAGTTTTTTTGTAATAGTGTTGACATAAACTATAACAATTCCAGATAAGTCGCCCCTCTACACAATAAGGGCGTCCTTCAAAAGGAGAATCGTATTCCCAAGAATCAGGAACATAGAAAGCATACTTTCCACTAGGCCATTCTACATAATAAGTGGGTTTTTCAACATTATCAGGTAGTAAGGAAAGATCTGGACAAGTTTTAATTTCAGCGTAGGCTCCTTCTTTGTTTTCAGAAAACACTCCGTGGCCATTAACTACTTGAACATAATATGTATTTTCTATAGAGGTTGCTCTCCATCTTTCAGAAGCTGTCATCAAAGGTCTAAGTTGTAATACTCTTAATTTCATTTTTCTACACCGTTATTAAAATTTCTTTATTTGTTAGGTCTATTTTAAATTTTCCATCAGGACTTTCAAGTTTACCAGCGGTTAACGTTCCCATATTGGCTGTTACTGTAGACAAGTTAGTTACGTCAAGTTTATCAGAAGTAACTGTACCAGTAACCATTAAATCTCCATCTATAAAATCAGCTTGAGCAATCCAAGTTGCACCATTATAAATATAAGCAATAGCAATGTCTGTACACTTAATTATAAATCTGTCTGATTCTGTAACCGTAAGAGAAGTTGCACTTGTAAATGCCGCATTAATTCTAGTTTGTTGTTGTAAACTAGCGCCAGTAGTATAATAAGCAGAAGCGTTTGTTGAATCAACATAACGCCACCAGCCTGGGCCTCTTGTTCCTGCTGTTCCTAGTGGAACAAAAGTTAAACCACTAACAGGTAAGCTCGGAGAACTTGCTGAAGAATAAAAATTTACATGAGTTTTTCCTACTGCGCTAAAAGATTGATTAGTCCCAGAAGCACTATCCGCATAAATAGGAAAAGTACTATTTCCGGAAGTTCCATCTGCACCTACAAATCTAGTAAATGTTATCCCTGTTCTTATCGGAAGTGTAGGTTGACTGCCTGTATGAGAGTAATAAGCAACAAACTCTTGAGTAGAAAACGTGTAAGACTGTGTATTAGTCGAAGCGTTTGCGGTATTAGCGTAAATAATTTCAACAGAACC